AACATTCGCGTTTGCCAAGAACGATGAAGAGTTTAAAGCACTGGCTGATCATGAGGATGACAGAGTACAAGCGGCAGTAGCCGCACGTCTAGGTACGAAAAGTACCCTTGAGGAAACACGTACTCAGAGATTTATAGATATAGGTAAACGTGGGACTTTGCCAGTCCCAGTAAGATACTACGCCGCACACACTGGGCGATGGGGCGGTGATGATAAGATTAACATGCAGAACCTACCTAACCGTGGCTCAAATGGTAAGAAGTTAAAGCGTAGCATCTTAGCACCAGAAGGACACACGTTGATTGACTGTGATAGTTCGCAGATCGAAGCACGCGTACTTGCATGGTTGGCAGGTCAGGATGATCTCACACAAGCATTTGCTAACAACGAAGACGTATACAAGGTCATGGCTTCTCGCATCTACGGTGTTGCCGAGGACAAAATAACTAAAGATCAACGGTTTGTAGGTAAGACCACAATCCTTGGCGCAGGTTACGGCATGGGCGCAGTGAGGTTTCAAGAACAGCTAAAGGACTTTGGGTTCGATATGGAACTGGACGAAGCACGTCGAGTTATCAATATCTATCGTGAGGCTAATTGGAAAATTAATCAGTTATGGCGCGACTGTCAGAACATGATCAAGTACATGGTGAACGGCGATACCATACAGTTTGGTAAGTCAGGCGTACTGGAAGTGTTGGGATCGGAACGAGGTATCCTGCTCCCATCAGGTTTGATGTTACGTTATGACGATTTATCAGGTGAGCAAACTGAACGTGGCGTTGAGTATAATTACAAGACACGGCATGGTCGCACCAGAATATATGGTGGGAAAGTGACCGAGAATGTATGTCAGGCGATAGCGCGTTGCATTATTGGTGAGCAAATGTTACAAATCAGTAAGAGATGTCGCGTTGTGCTAACTGTGCATGACTCCATCGTAGTATGCGTAAAGGACGAAGATGTGGCTGAGTCACAAGCATTCGTCGAGAAGTGTATGCGTTGGACACCCGATTGGGCAGAAGGTCTGCCAATCAATTGTGAAAGCGGATTAGGAAAATCTTACGGAGATTGTGGATGAGTGTAGCCCCGTGGTCGTTCAGCAAAATTAAAGCGTTTGAACAATGCCCCAAACAGTTTTACCACGAGAAAATACTTAAAGAGTATCCGTTCGTACAGACCGATGCCATCTTGTATGGTAATGAGTTTCACAAAGCCGCCGAAGATTACGTTAGTAATGATACCCCTCTCCCTAAGAAGTTTGATTACGCGCAAGCAATGCTTGATTCCCTCAACGCCAAGCGTGGTGTGAAGTTATGCGAGAAGAAGATGGGTATCACAGAGAACCTTAAACCTTGCGGCTTTTACGATAAAGACGTGTGGTTCCGAGGTATCGCAGACCTGTTGATCATCGACACGTTGGGTGAAATCGCATGGGTTATTGACTACAAGACTGGTAAAAATGCACGATACGCAGATAAGGGGCAATTAGAACTAATGGCTTTATCTGTGTTTATACACTATCCCGAAGTAAAGAAAATTAAAGCAGGTTTAGTGTTTGTTGTTAGTAACGAACTTATCAAAGCGAAGTACCATGAGTATGATACCAGCTCCTTATGGACTAAATGGCTACACAAATATGGAGCCATGAAGGTCGCCGCTGATAAAAACGTCTGGAATCCGCGCCCAAATGGGTTGTGCAAAAGGCACTGCCCTGTAACCGTATGTCCTCACAATGGGAGTAACTAATGCCATACAAAAATAAAGCAGATCGTAAGAAACAAAAGAACAAACCTGTCGATAGTAAAGAATTTAAGGCACGTATGGAACGTCAGCGTGCCCGTCGGAAGATGGATAAGACAGGTAAAGACGCTAACAAGAACGGTAAAGCTGACAAGCGTGAGGGGAAGGATGTCTCTCACAAAAAAGCCTTAAGTAAAGGCGGTAGAAACAAGGACGGCATAACGATTGAAAGTAAAAAGAAAAACCGTAGCCGTAATTACAAAAGGAAAAAGAAATAACTTCATAGACGCTTAACTTGATGCGTCTCTAAAAAACGTAGGGGTTTCCAGGAACAGCATCGTGGCGATCTCTACAAAAATCGAGTTAGTCTAAAATCTCACGTACTTGTTTACGAGAGAGCAAACATAGCAGACCTAGCCCTATCTGTAGACGAAGCAGGGCTAACACGGTAATACGTTGCGTACTATAGAGAGTGAGAACATGGAAATCGTTGACAACAAAGCGGTGCTGCTACGACTACGCCACCCTGCAAAAGTAACAACAGTTATACCAAGAAGCCAAGAATTACCTAACAATCAAGTGGTAGTGAACTGGGGTGTAGACGAAGCGCATACCCTAAAGAAGCTAAACATAGACGTACCCTCACCTATTGAAGGTAAGTATCAATGGTCTGGTCAGGACACACCGTACGAGCATCAAAAGACCACAGCCGCATTCCTTACGATGAACCGAAGGGCTTTCTGCTTTAACGAGCAAGGTACAGGCAAAACTGCGTCTGCTATTTGGGCATCTGATTTTCTAATGGCACAAGGTAAGATACGGCGTGTATTAGTTATCTGCCCGCTCTCGATCATGGATAGCGCATGGCGCAATGACTTGTTTAGTTTTGCCATGCACCGTACGGTGGATGTGGCCTACGGTGCTAAAGAGAAGCGCAAAAAAATCATCAATCAAGGTTCTGATTACGTCATCATTAACTATGATGGGGTAGAGATTGTAGCTGATACCATAGCCAAAGGTGGGTTCGATTGCATCATAGTAGATGAAGCCACTCATTATAAGAATGCACAGACCAAACGATGGAAGACACTGAATAAACTGTTAACCGATCAGACTTGGTTGTGGATGATGACAGGTACCCCTGCGGCTCAGTCACCATTGGATGCGTACGGTATCGCTAAGCTAGTTAACCCTGTCGCTGTACCTAGGTTCTTTGGTTCGTTCCGAGACATGGTAATGTATAAAGTTACCAACTTCAAATGGGAGCCGAAAGAGACAGCTATCGAGACAGTCTACAATGCACTGCAACCTGCGATCAGGTTCACAAAAGAAGAGTGCCTTGACCTACCCGACATGGTGTATGTCAAACGAGAGGTTGAACTCACGCGTCAACAGGCAAAATACTATAAGGAACTAAAGAATAAGATGATACTACAGGCCGCAGGTGAGGAAATAACTGCGCCCAACGCCGCCATCAACATGAGTAAACTCCTACAAATATCTTCTGGTGCGGTATACACCGACAACGGAGAAGCATTGGAGTTTGACATAAAAAACCGATACAAAGTTTTACGTGAAGTAATCGATGAGAGTAGCAAGAAGGTGCTTGTGTTCGTGCTGTTCAAACATACGATAGATATACTTACAAACAAATTACTCAAAGATGGTATAACCACTGAGATCATTCGCGGTGACGTATCTGCACCGAAACGTACTGATATATTTCACCGATTCCAAACCACCCCCAACCCACGTGTACTGGTGATACAACCACAAGCCGCCGCTCACGGTGTTACGTTAACAGCCGCTAACACAGTTGTATGGTGGGGGCCAACCAGTTCATTAGAAATATACGCCCAAGCTAACGCACGTGTTCACAGGTCAGGACAAGATCATAAGTGTACGGTCGTACAGCTCCAAGGTTCAGCCGTAGAGAAACGTGTTTACACACTATTAGATAACAGAATAGACGTACACACAAAAATGATTGATCTTTACAAAGAATTACTTGACTAAGGTATTATACGATAGTAGAGTGAACCTCCCGACACATTTTGTCGTGCGATTAGGAGAACTAAAAATGAGTGAGGACAAGAAGTTAGCTGAAAAGCTAACGCGTGTTTACTTAAAAATCCGAGACAAGAAAGCACAGCTTTCATCGGACTTTAAGAGACAAGAAGAAGACCTTAACCAGAAACTGGATAAGGTCAAAGCCGCGCTACTCGACTACTGCAAAGAGCAGGGGCTTGAGAGCGTAAAGACTTCAGAGGGACTTTTTTACCGTTCGGTGAAGACTCGCTACTGGACCAGTGATTGGGAAGCCATGCACAAATTTGTTATGGAGCATGACGTACCTGAGTTTCTGGAAAAGCGGTTGAATCAAACCAACGTAAGAACTTTCCTTGAAGAAAACCCTGAGACTGTCCCTAAAGGACTTAACGTAGACTCTGAATATATAATTTCTGTGAGGAAAAAATGATGAATGGCCCTTTTGTACCAATAGAAGATTTGTCTAAGCACTTTTCTGTATCGGTTTCAACTATACGAGCATGGGTGCGCCAAGGACACATACCAAAAGACACATACATTAAAGTAGGAAACACATACCGTTTCTCTGTTGCTGATGTATCTGTCGCTCTAACCAAGAAAGATAACGCCAAATCTACTGACACTACGTCTGCATACACGGCAGTAACCGGCGTTGATGAGGACTTGTGAGGAGAAGCAGATGCAGAACGTAGGTGAACGCCGTCGTATTAGCATTAGCGATAGTAAGTTCCGTGAATATGTTAACGGTGAACAAGGTATCGTGTATGATGACACTCTTAACGTGGTCATCTTGAACGCCGCTAAAATTTCTAGGTCTTACTACGCAGGTAACTATGATGCGAGTAACCCTACAAGTCCTAAGTGTTGGTCAGCAGATACTAATGCACCTGCACCAGAGGTAAAGCAAGAAGATCGCCAAGCCTACCGTTGTATGGACTGCCCTCAAAATATTAAGGGGTCAGGGTCAGGTACGTCACGTGCGTGTCGTTTTGCACAGCGGCTAGCCGTGGTAATGGAGAACGACTTTACAAAAGTGTATCAACTGCAACTACCTGCAACATCGTTGTTCGGTAAAGCGAAGGAAGGCAAGATGCCTATGCGAGCCTACGCGCGGTACCTAAGTTCTCATAACACACTTGCTTTATCCGTGATTACCGAATGTGCGTTTGATCGGGGGAGTATGGTACCTAAGCTATTTTTCAAGGCGGTACGCCCTCTTGGGAAAGAAGAAGTAGGTCTTGCGGCTTCAATGGCTGATAGCCAAGAAGCTAAAGAGGCCATAACAATGTCAATTTCAACGCCCCCAACGGGGTCAATCTTTGCGGAAGTAGACGGGTTTGTCTATGACGCAAATGCAAATTAAGGAGACTTTTATGTCTGAGCAATACATAGTTAAAAAAATAATCGCCATGTACCCTAAACTGGATAAGACATACAGATACGATAGTACAGAACAACGCTCCGTACCGTGTTGACCAACAGATGATAGTGCTGAGTATTCAGTAAACTTCATCATGGACGACGCAACAGCCAAGGCGTTGTGGACATACATGAAAACAACTTATGCCGAGGGAAAGAAAAAGAATTGGCCTACGATTAAAAACCCATTTAAGAAAACAGATGATGGGATGTGGTCTCATAAGGCTAATTTGAAGGGCGCATACAATGGCACTAAGACTACGAAGCCATCGCAGTTTGATGCAAAGACTAATGAACTACCTGATGATTTTCAATTGACAAGCGGTAGTATCGTGAACGTAGCAGTCAAGGGTATTCCTTACAGCGGTTCGATGGGTGACGGTTGTTCCCTAAGACTGCAAGCAGTGCAGGTTCTAAAACTTGCAGAGCGTAAGCAATTAAACCCATTTAGTGCCGAAGACGGGTACAACTCTAAGGAGGATAACCCGTTTACAGCAGTGGTTGTAGAAGGAGTTGTAGAAGAAGTTGTAGAAGGAGTTGTAGAAGAAGTTGTTGAGGAACCTACCAAAGTTGTACAGAAGACTGCATCTGCACCGCCTACGGATGGCAGTGATTTGAGTTCGATTATTGATGACTGGGATGACGAGGACTAAACATGTAATCAAAGTAATCGAACTACGTCGCGGTGAAGGAAAATGCCCCCACCGCGACGGTTTGGGCAATGGGTGGACCAATGCAATGGAAACAAAAACATTTTTATCGAAGTCACTAAGTAGTGGTGGCTACTACTGTGTGTTTGCGGCACGATCAAGTGACGAACGTAAAGCACAGAAGTTCTACGACACGATAGATGCCGTTGTCGATGCCGCCCACAATTATGATAAAGAAGGATACGATGCTTATTATGGACTGGCTACGTTTGATAAGGCAGGTTCACGTAAAGTCGATAACGTAAAGAGATTAAACTCTTTCTTCCTCGATCTGGATTGTGGTCCGAGCAAAGAATTTTTAAATCAAGAACAGGCTATACAGGCATTAAGACGTTTCTGTAAGCACAACAAACTACCGAAACCAACGATGGTCAATTCGGGGAGAGGCATCCATACTTACTGGTTCTTATCAGAATCGGTGTGCTTAAATGATTGGTTGCCTGTAGCGGAGCGGCTTAAAAGGTTATGTGCACAGCAAAACTTTTACGCTGATCCGGCAGTAACCTCAGATGCGGCACGTGTGTTGAGAGTTCCTCACACACATAACTACAAGACCAACCCCCCGTCAGACGTAGGGTTCTTTGGCCTTACCGCCAAGTTCGAGACGGTAGACTTTGATAAGTTTTCAGAGTTGCTTGGGTCTGAGCCAATCCTAGTTCCTACAAAAAGCATA